AACAGCAATTAGAGAAGAAAGAGAGTTTCTTTCAGAGGCTGTTCCAGCAAACAGCACAGGTTCATCAGGCGCAAATGCTGGTTTCAGTAATGCTGCTGGTACAAGTCCTGTAGCAGGTTTCGACCCTGTTCTAATCAGTTTGATCCGTCGTTCAATGCCTAACTTGGTCGCATATGACCTAGCAGGTGTTCAACCAATGACTGGTCCTACTGGATTGATCTTCGCAATGAGATCTAAGTTCAAAACCCAAGATGGTTCAGAAGCACTATTCGACGAAGCAGACACAGCGTTCTCTGCAGTTAGTTCTGGTGGTAACGCAACTGATGTTGGTAACCCATATGTAGCAGGATCCGATGGAGTAACCGTTGGTTTTGGTACAACTGGAACAAACAGTCCAGGTTCAAACCCAGGTCTACTTAACCCTAATGCAGGTGTTGATGGCACACAGTTAACATACAAAACTGGTCGTGGTATGGACACAGAGAAGGCTGAAGCACTTGGAACAGACAGCTCACCAGCTTTCAACGAAATGGCATTCTCAATCGAGAAGGTCACCGTTACTGCGAAGTCCAGAGCACTAAAGGCAGAGTATAGTTTAGAACTAGCTCAAGACCTTAAGGCAATTCACGGTCTAAATGCAGAAGCAGAATTAGCAAACATTCTTTCAACAGAGATTCTTGCTGAAATTAACAGAGAAGTTATTAGAACTATCTACAAGTCTGCTGAAACAGGTGCTGCTACAAACGTTGCACAAACAGGTGTATTCGACCTTGACATCGACTCAAACGGTAGATGGTCAGTTGAGAAATTCAAAGGACTTATCTTCCAGATTGAAAGAGATGCAAACAGAATTGCACAGAGAACTCGTAGAGGAAAGGGTAACATGATCCTTTGTTCTGCTGACGTTGCTTCTGCACTTACAATGGCAGGTGTATTGGATTACACTCCAGCACTTAATTCTAACCTTAACGTTGATGACACAGGCAATACATTTGCTGGTGTATTACAAGGTAAGTATAGAGTATACATCGATCCATTCTCAGCAAATAGTGCTGCTCAACAGTATTATGTTGTTGGTTACAAAGGTACATCACCTTACGATGCAGGACTGTTTTACTGCCCTTACGTTCCACTACAGATGGTTCGTGCTGTGGGAGAAAACTCCTTCCAGCCAAAAATTGGCTTCAAGACCAGATACGGTATTGTTGCTAACCCATTTGCTGAAGGAACAACCGCAGGTCTTGGACGTATCACTAAGAACTCTAACAGATACTATCAGAGAGTTACTGTTAAAAACCTTATGTAATATGTTTTACATATTCTCAAAAGACTCCTTCGGGGGTCTTTTTTTTGCGTATAAATACTTATATGGAAGATAAAAAAGCAGCAAAGTTAATAATTAAAAGAAGAAAAAAAAATCCTTTTTTGTATACAAAGGAAGAAGTGATCTACGCAAAAATTATTAAAAAAAATATAAAGGATCAACAAAACTCTTCTAAATAACTAAAAACTAATATGAAAAATTTCAAGGAATTTATGGAAGATATGGATTCCGATGCGAGTCCTACAGAAACCCGTGCTGATGTTGCTAGGAGAAGATTTGCTACATCGAAAGAAAAAATGTCTAGTATGACATCCAAATCCCCATCTGCTGTTAAATTTACTAAAAGTAAAGGTCAACTGCCAACACTATTCAAGAAAAAAGTAAAACCACCTGTGGAGGAAGAATAATGCCTTATCATATTAAAAAGTCAAGTCTCTTAGGTTCTGCAATTCCAACTGATGGAAATGAATATTATGCAGGAGATAATCATTGGACAAATGAATACGATAAGAGAAAAATTTATGAAAATGAAGCAGATGCTAATGCACAAAAAGCATCAACAGAAACAAGAATTACAGGTGGTAAAACATATACATATCAACCTACTTGGTGGAAAAATGCAGTAGTGGTAAGTGAATAATGTCGAGAATTTATTCCAATCAAATTGAGAATCGTAATTTTTTATCTCCTATTGGATTTAAATTTACTTTATCAAAAACACCAAAGGTAACATTTTTTTCAAACTCAAGTCGTATACCTGAGATATCTCTTGGCACAGCATTGCAACCAAGTTATCTAAAAGATATTGACGTGCCTGGTGATAAGTTACAGTATGGTGAATTTTCTCTTCGGTTTTTAGTCGATGAGAATATGGAAAACTACATGGCAATACATAATTGGTTAACAGGACTTGGATATCCAGAAACAACAGACCAATTTAAAAAAGCAACCACAGATCAAGATGGATTAAGAGATAATGAAGAAGTTTTTAGTGATGGTAATCTACACATATTGAATAGCAATTTCAATACGACAGCAATTGTTAAGTTCTTTGATCTATTTCCAGTTAGTTTATCTTCACTTGAATTTGAAGCAACAGAAACAGATGTCAATTACTTTACAGCAGATGCAATTTTTCGATATACAGTGTATAATATAGTTAAACCAGACGGAAGAACTCCTTTATGAATCTTGATGAAATTCAGGAAATGTGGGAAAGAGATGCTACCATAGATCCTGATAACCTACATGATGAGTCACTAAAAATACCTCAGTTACATGCAAAGTATTATACAATCTATAATACTATTACTTTAATGCGAGAAAAAGCAAGAGACCAAAAAGCAAAGATTAAATTAGAAAGATATAATTACTACACAGGAAAGGCAGATCCCAAGATTTATGAAGAAGACCCATTTCCGTATAAGGTAAGAGAAAAGGACGCAATACAGAGGCATCTAGATGCCGATGAGAGGATGACTAAGATAGATTTAAAGATAAGATATTATGATACTACTCTAAAGTTTCTAGAAGAAATTATACGAACTGTATCAAATCGCACTTATCAAATTAAAAATGCAATCGAATGGCATCGTTTCCAGTCTGGATTTACGTAGCTAAATAAAATCAGATGAGCATGTCTAATGTCACATTTGATTATATCAAAAAAGAATGAAGTGTATTTGAAGATACACGCAGAACCTCATATCTACTATGAGTTGTCTGATCAATTCACCTTTGATATTCCAAATGCAAAGTTTTCACCAGCATATAAAAAGAAATTTTGGGATGGTAAGATAAGGTTATTCAATACGCAGAAGGGAGAAATATACATAGGATTACTTGATCGGATCATACAATTTTGTAAAGATCACGAATACACATACGAATTCACGGATAGTGAATACTATGGAACTCCTTTTGAGGTGAATGATTTTATCTCAAAAGAGGGTGTTAAAGATTATATGAACTCAATATCTAAATATCGACCCAGAGACTATCAGATTGATGGAGTATACGACGCCTTAAGACATAATAGAAAACTATTGATATCTCCAACTGCATCGGGTAAGTCTCTGATGATATACTCGATTGTTCGATATTATGTTGGTAACAAGAAAAATATTTTGATAGTCGTTCCGACGACATCGCTAGTAGAACAGATGTATAAAGATTTTGCAGATTATGGTTGGGATGTTGGTTCATTTTGCCACAAGATATACGCAGGTAAAGAACGAGAGACGGACTCTCAGGTAATCATTACGACTTGGCAATCAATCTATAAACTCCCCAGAAATTATTTTGAGAGATTCTCTGTTGTGGTTGGGGACGAAGCTCATCAATTTAAATCAAAGTCATTAATATCTATAATGACAAAACTTGATAGTGCAAAATATAGATTTGGATTTACTGGCACGTTAGACGGAAGTGAGACTCATAAATGGGTTCTTGAGGGATTGTTCGGACCTTCCTATAAAATCATAAAAACTGACGAGCTCATGAAGAAAGGGCACCTTGCAAAACTAGATATCAACGTGCTTCTATTGAAACACCCACCGAATAAATTTGAAAATTTTGAAGAAGAAGTGCAATATATTATTGGACATGATAAACGAAATAACTTTATCAAAAACCTTGCACTTGATCTCAAAGGCAATACTTTAATACTATTTGCCAGAGTTGAGAAGCACGGAGAACCTCTTTACAATTTGATAAATAATAGTAATATTATTGAGAGTCGAAATGTCTTTTTTATTCATGGTGGAGTGGACACCGAGGACAGGGAAAAGGTTCGAGAAATCACTGAAAAAGAGAATGATGCTATTATCGTTGCCTCGTACGGGACTTTTTCCACTGGGATTAATATCAAAAATTTACACAATATAATTTTTGCATCCCCATCTAAGTCAAGAATACGTAATTTACAGTCTATCGGAAGAGTTCTAAGGAAGGGTAATCAGAAGACAAGAGCAACTCTTTATGATATTGCTGATGACATTAGTTATAAATCTCGAAAAAATTATACACTTAACCACCTAATTGAAAGAATTAAAATTTACAATGAAGAGAATTTTGATTATGATATAGTCAACATACCACTTAAAAAATAATGGGAGACGAATTTTACGCAATTATTAAATTAGTTTCGGGGGAAGAAATCTTCTCACTTATTCTTGTGGACAATGATCAAGATAATGATACTATAGTTGTTCTCCAAAGTCCTGTAATCATGGGAGTAAATTCAAATGCTCATGGAACTTATATCAAAGTTAAACCTTGGTTAGATCTGCCAGAAGACGATATTTTTATGATTAGATTAGATAAAATTATTACTATGACCGAATCTCATGATGAAAAATTAATTAATTTATATAATCACTATATTAATGGAGAAGATTCTGTATATGATATTAATGGTCTTATAAAACCAAATCACGAAATGGGTTACATCTCTTCAGTTGAAGATGCTCGTAAAAATCTCGAAAGAACCTTTAAGCTTAATAAAGAAACTTAACTACTTTATATCCCTTTGAACCCTTACAGAGTTATTATACTAATATTTACATGACTTGTCAAGTATCTAAAGTATGTTATAATATTAATATGAGAAAAATAAAACATTATGCCTAGAAAGAAATCCGAACACTATGTAAATAATAAGGAGCTATTACAGGCTATAACTGTTTATAGAGGAACAGCATTACTTGCAAAAGCAGCATACCTCAAAAAACATGGTATAGATCCACCAAAGTCAGGACCATGGGAGGGTAAACCCCCTATATCAAACTATCTTGGATCTTGTTTTCTAAAGATTGCTACTCACTTGTCGTATAAACCGAACTTTGTCAATTACATGTTTAGAGAGGATATGATCTCAGATGGAATCGAAAATTGCGTTCAATACATACATAACTTTGATCCTGAGAAATCCAAAAATCCTTTTGCTTACTTTACGCAGGTTATACATTATGCGTTTCTCAGAAGAATTCAAAAAGAAAAGAAACAATTAGATATAAAAACAAAGATTATTGAGAGAAGTGGATTTGACGAAGTTATGGCAGTTGATGATAATGCAATGTCAGGAAGCAGTTCTGATTTCAATACCATTAAAGATAATATTCAGTATCGTAATAATAATAGATGAAATTTGCCATAATAACAGATACTCATTACGGTGCACGTAAGGGGTCTACACATTTACATGATTATTTTAAGTTATTTTATGACAATGTGTTTTTCCCTACTCTGGAAAAGGAAGGTATTGATACCATAATTCATATGGGTGATATCTTTGATAGTCGCAAATCAATCGATTATCAGAGTTTAGAGTGGTCAAAGGAGGTTGTCTTTGAACCAATGAGAAAGTATAAGGTGTATGCAATCACTGGTAATCATGATTGTTATTACAAAAATACTAATCATGTAAACTCACCAGAACTTTTATTAAAGGATTATTCAAATATATCAACTTTTTCAAAAGCAACTGAAATAAACATCGATGGATTAGATATTCTTCTTTTACCTTGGATTAATTCTGAAAACTATGATGAGTCTTTATACAAGATTAATAAAAGTAAGAGCAAAGTTGCGATGGGGCATCTTGAGTTAAATGGATTCAGAGCCACTCGTGGACATATGATGGAAACTGGAATGGATGTTGATATCTTTAATAAGTTTGATGTTGTGTATTCTGGTCATTTTCATACACGTTCTACTAACGGAAAGATACATTACCTAGGTAATCCATATGAAATGTATTGGAATGATGTGAATGATACAAGAGGATTTCATATCTTTGATACGGACACCCTCACTCATACTCCAGTTAACAATCCTTATAAATTATTCTATAACGTATATTATGAAGATACTAATCATAAATTATATAATGCAACTCAATTAAAAAACAAAATTGTTAAATTAATTGTTCGTAAAAAATCTGATCCTAAAAACTTTGAAAAATTTATAGATAAACTTTATTCCTCTGGTATACAGGATTTAAAAATAATTGAAAACTTTGTAATTGAAGAAGCTGAAAACTTTGAAATTGAAGAGGAGGAGAGCACAATCTCAATATTAAATCGTTATATTGATGAATCTGACATTGAGTTTGATAAAAATATCATTAAAAATATTTTCCAAGACCTTTATCGACAAGCCTGCGAGGTAGAGTAATGTTCCTTCTTACACTTAAAAACAAAAAGGAGGAAGGAGTATATGCTGTAGATGATCAGTATGGAAATCTTGTTTTATTTTTATTTGAAGATGAAGACGATGCTACAAGATATGCTATGATGTTAGAGGAAGATGAAGATAAAGAACTGGTTGTTGTTGAAATTGATGATGACCTTGCATTGAAAACATGTAAAATAAACAATTACAAATACGCAGTAATTACACCTGACGACATTATTATTCCACCTAAAAAATGATAACTTTTAAAACTATAAAATGGAAAAATTTTCTTTCGACTGGTGACCATTGGAATGAGATAAATTTTCTAGAAAAAAATACAAATTTAATAATTGGAACAAATGGATCTGGTAAATCAACCATGTTGGATGCTTTGACCTTTGCTCTATTCAATAAACCTTTTCGTAAGATAAACAAATTGCAGTTGATGAATACTGTAAATGAAAGAGATTGTCTTGTTGAACTAGATTTTTCTGTGAATAATCGTGACTATGTTGTTCGAAGAGGAATGAAACCAAATATATTTGATATTGAGGTCGATGGAAATTTGATG